ATGTTTCTTGAAACTTTCTACAAAATAACTGTAGTCTGGATTCAATGTAAAAAACTGCTCTTGGGGTCCAGAGGCAGCAAGTTGAACTTGTCCAGCCATTACTACTATATCTATCTAAAATTTTAATCCTGCTAAACCACTCTCAACACGTAAAACATTATAGTTAATTGCGTATACTCTCGTGTTATTATCATCCACCTGGTTTATGGGATCTATCTTAATCGTGAAGAGTTTATGTGAAATCCTACTCATGTTCACTTGACCAGTTGGGTGGGGTGATTCGGGTTTCAGTGCAAATGAATACATTCCAAACTTTGCAGGTCCAAAGGTGTACTGAGAACTATCAAAAGGTGCCGATGGTGTAGTTTCAGTTGCGAGTGGACAGTTCACGTGATGCTTGAGTGATTGTTCATACACCAAGAACTTCGAATCCCTTTTGAAGACAACCTCATTATTGAACCTCAGCTCGGCAGTCGTTATGGTATTATATTCATTTGGGTAGTTATTTTGAACAGATTCTTCGGATTGCGAAACAAAGTACAACTCTTTGACTGGGTGTGAAAAGTTGAGCATCACAGATTTTTCATTTTCACCAGCTTTCATTTTGAATTGAGCAAGTTGAACCTGTGTGATGACATAATCAAGTGGTCGAGACATCAAAAAGTTTTTTTCATCGGGTGTCACATAAACAAACTCTGTATCAATCGAAAACTTCTGAATTGAACTGATAACACCAGACGAAGCACCACCAAATATGAGATCTGCGAGTGGTCTGAGTTTGATTCTCACTTCGACAACCTGTTTTGTGAGGGCGCAAGTCGGTATAGCAAGGGATGGATTTCTATAGAAATAGAATGGGAGATCGATGAAATATGTGTATGGTGTACCAGACTGATAACTGAGTATATTTCCGTGACCATTCAGAAAGTAAAGAGTTTGATCTATGTCATCATTCGTGTTCTGAAGTTGTTGATGCATATAGATGTACTCGCCTGTGATCTTTTCAATAGGCTGACCACCGATGAGAAGTTCTGCGTGCTCGATAAGATGGGTTATCACAGAAGGGCACCATATAGTCGTGTTTTGTCCACCCGCATCAGGGGTTGGATCTTGTAACGTGACTTTAAGTGTAAAGTTACTGACGAGATCACCTTTATCGTTTGGAATATTACAAGTCACAATCTTTCCAAAGTCGATTTGTCTATCAAACTGACTTTCCACAAAGTCGAATGCGAACTTCGTGTGTCTTTTGAAATTCGTCAGGAAATATGAAAATTGTGGTTCACCTGTGAGCCATTGGTCTTGGACTCCGGTGGCGGCAAGTCTCAGACGACCAGCCATTCCTACTGTATATGAGTAAAATTTTGGTAAATAAAACGAGACACTAGAGTAGAATGAATCTTCAGCTGAGAAAATTCAAACCCGAGACCATTTCAGATGATAGGGTGTGTGTTTTCATTGGTAAGCGTAATACGGGTAAATCGACTCTCGTGAAAGATATCATGTTCCATAAGAAACATCTCCCAGCGGGTATAGTTCTTTCTGGGACAGAGGAAGGGAATCACTTTTATTCCGATTTTATCCCAGATTTGTTCATTTATGGTGATTACGACCGAGACGCTATTGAAAGAGTCATGGCGAGACAACGTAAACTTGTAGGTTCAGGGAAGACAAATTGTGGAGCCTTCATGCTTTTAGATGACTGTATGTATGATTCAAAGTTCCTCAAGGATACTTGTATTCGACAATGTTTCATGAATGGTCGTCACTGGAAGATCTTCTTCATGTTGACGATGCAGTACGTTATGGATCTTCCACCAGCCCTTCGTGCGAATGTTGACTATGTGTTTATCCTCAGGGAGAATATCATTCAGAATCGAGAAAAATTGTACAAGTCCTTTTTTGGTATCTTCCCTTCTTTCGATATGTTCTGTAAGGTCATGGATGCATGTACGGAAAACTACGAATGTCTCGTGTTAGACAATACAGTCAAGTCTAACAAGATTCAGGATTGTGTGTTTTGGTACAAGGCCACAGTCAGAAAGAATTTTAGGGTTGGGGGTCCAGATCTATGGAGACTTCATAAGAAGATGTATAATCCTAAACATCTCCAACAGAAGGAGGATGATGCTAAGAAGGCGACGAAGAAGACCAATCTTAAAATCACAAAGACGCGTTGAGTATTGAATTCAAAAATCATAGTGATATAATAGATGGCTTCAGACCAAGTACACACTATGAATCTTTCCGACGACGGAGAAGGAATGGTTCCTCTTCATGATAATCCCTCTACGTCTTTTAAAGCTGAAAAAAATATGGTACAAAGTAAAGAGACGATGGATTCTACTCCCATTAACGATATTATGATGGACCCCCCTATGATGACCGATGAGCCTCGCATGCAAGGTATGATGCCCCAAATGACCGCCCCCCAACCCCAGGGCGCTTACCCAGTTCCCCAAGCTCCCCCTGAGCCCGAGAAGAAGAACCCCCTTAATCTCACCGATGATCAGCTCACTGCCCTCGTCGTCGCTGCGTGCACCGCCGCCGCTGTGAGTAAGCCTGTACAGGACCGTCTTGCGACCTCTATCCCCAAGTTCCTTAACGAACAAGGGGGTAGGAGTATGGTTGGTCTTGCCACCACCGGTGTTGTGGCGGCTGTGGCCTTCTATGTTGTCAAGGATTACATTGTTAAGCCTTAGACGGTTGTTTCCCAGCCCATATTACTGTAAATCGAGGTATCAATACCCGCAAAATACGTCGCAAGGGCTCCCGCTGCGAATGTCCCTACCAACAAGCCACTCAATTTAAGTTTCTTGTTGTTAGAAGCAGTGGGATCGGTTATAGCCTCCTTCGTTTCCTTCGAAATCTGGTTGATTAGGAAAGTCAGCACGAGACCAATGAGTGTCGCGGTCAAGAAAAATACACGATCCACTGCGAGACGGGGGATGTTACCGACAGCAAAACGAAATACATTTGGTATGACTACAGTCATCCACAAGAGGTTGACGTAATAGTTTGTTACATATTGAGGTACTATTGTGACCCCATAGATGACTATCCAGTATGCGATAGCCATCAGTAGTACACTGACTGGTGTTTTCATTTAAAGTACACAGAGATTATTTATCCTGGATGTGCTGACCACAAAACTCCTTACGTTCTGGGATCTGTTTGTAAATGCCAAGCTCGACACACAAGTCACGAAGTTCTATATAATTTTTCCAGAACTGTTCAGAGTGGGTATATTCCTTCACTGTGCAATGGGCCAATTCATGAATGAGTACATGGAAGACGTCGTTCACAGTTCCATCTAGGCACACGACAATTTCCGCACCCTTGTTTGTGTTGTACCCTACACTCTCCTTCATTCGTTGCATTCCCGTGAGGGGCACGGGGGTCGTGAGCATCCGGTACTTTTCATTCTTCGTTTCGATGATGTGATCGCGAAGTTTCTTGTATCGTTGCCTCACTTCCACGAGGACTGACGGTTCACGTGTCATTTTGAGAATAAAAAGATTTATGACAATAAGTAAAGCCAGAGCTATCATCTGTTATAGACAAAGATAAATTTGCTATACAATTCTGAGATGGGATTTCCTGAGAGTCCCTCCCAAAGTTGTAATCTAAATCCCAAATCTTCCAAACCAGTGACCAGGTGATCCTTGTATGCTACTGGTTCAGATTTCGGTCCTTCTGCATAGTACGGTGTGTCAGCCAGATGTACGAACAATTTTTCACCAAAGCCACCATTTCCATGCTCTTTCAGTTTGAAAAAGGTACCAGTATCATCTTGGTATGGTGTTTTGAAGATGATCTTTTCTGAATCTGGTATGATACCTATGAGAAGACCACCAGGTTTCACACGCTTCTTGATTTCCCTGATTGAACTCATAAACAATCCTCTTGACCCAAAGATGTAATGAAGTGAAAAATTGAAGCACACGATGTCAAATTTTCTGTTTGGACAGTTGTGGATGTCACCCTCATAAAAATTCACCCGCATGTGCATATTTTTCGCCCTTGACCGAGCCTCTTCAAGAGCATCTGGTTCTGGATCACACATGTTTATATTGACACCACACTTTGACCATTTCTGAAGATCTCCACCAAAACCACAACCAACATCGAGGATGTGTTGACCCTCACGGGCGACACTCTGTATGAGACTCCTCTTGGCATCGTTGTGATTCTTTCGAATCTCCTCCATATTTAAGTATAGTTTCGTGTTTTTAATAGCCTTACTTAGGAAGCTTAAAGTTTTAAACACTTACATAAGTATAATGTCTCTTGAACAAGATTACACTACCGTCCCTGGTCAGATTTTTGCCTGCCTCTCCGTCGTCGGCCCAGATGCACCCCAGAAGACTGATAAGTTTGGTATCAAGATTCGTGGTGCGTTCGGGACTCGTGACGAGGCGGCTAACCATGCAAAGCGTCTTCAGAAGGAGGATCCCACTTTCGACATCTACGTCGTAGACATGTACAAGTGGCTTCTCATCCCCCCAGATTCTTCCAAGATTGAGGATGTTCACTACACGAATGATAAGCTTGAGGAGATCATGACCGGTTACCGCGAGAACCAGGCACAGGCTGCTCGTATGTTCCAGGAACGTAAGCAGGGAATGATGGATACGAAGATTGGTTACACGGCTGGTGATGAGAACTCCAGGTTTTACACCAAGCCTGACGAGGCGCCTATTTCTCACCCTGCCGAAGTACTCGAGCGTCTCAAGAAGGAAAAGCCGGATACTCCTATGGAAGAGCTTGTCAAGGAAGCTGATGCGATCGTCGCAAAGGAGATGGAGGAGCGTCAGAAGAAGCGCGAGGCTGAGGCTGAGGCTTCGAC